GCTACATTTCCAACAAATGAAGTTGCGGCAAATACTTTGTTTGCACTTAATCTAGTGTTTCCATTATCCCATGTGATAGTTGGTTTACTGCTTGAAGCACCAAACTCAATACCCGCACCGTTTGTATTTGATAATGTAGTAGCACCTTTCGCTACTCTGATTGTTGCATCTTCTACATCTAATGTAGCTGTGTTTAGTGTAACTGTATCGCCGTTTACTGTTAGATCACCTGTTACGGTTAAATCATTACCAATCGTCACATCATCAGGCAATCCGATAGTTACGCCCGCACTTTCTGAGCCTGACCCACTTACTTCTATTTCATTAGTTGTACCCGCTACTGTGGCAACATAATTACCTGTCGTATCAGTACCTAAAGCCACACTATTTGCGGCGATTGTTGAAGTTATTGATATATTGCCTGTACCATCAAATGATGCTGTACCTGTTACATCACCCGCTAATGCTATGTTTCTTGCTGTTTCTAGCGCTGTGGCAGTTGCGGCATTACCCGTTGTGTCTTGATTCAAAGTGCCTACAACAAAGTCTAATGTGTTATCTGAATCTTCGTATGTGACCGTTACATTTGTTTCTGTATTGCTAGAAACCATTGCGCCTACGGTATCAGCTATAAATTCATTCAGTGCTGTGCCGTTTACAGTGTAAGCATCAGCTTCCAATGTGCCGTCTACATCAACATTGCCTGATATATCTAATGTTGCGGCTACTAGCGCACCACCTATTGTTAAGTTACCAGAACTAGGGTTGTAGCTTAAACCAGTATCAGTCTCAGCGCCTTGTGACCCTGTAGCACCGTCAACAAATATTGGATATACCGTTTCATCAGTAGAGTTGTTAGCGGTTACTGTGAAGTTGTCTGCTGTACCTGTAGTGTCTTGGTTAAGCGTGCCAATGACTAAATCAATGGTATTGTCTGAATCTTGATAAGTAGCCGTTATATTTGTTTCCGTGTTTGAGCTAAACATAGCCCCTACTGTGTCTGATATTACTTCACTGAGGTCTATATTAGCTGTACCGTCAAAAGATACGCCATGTATTGTTCTGGCAGTAGCTAAAGCAGTAGCCGTATCTGCCAATGCTACGGATATGTTTGCTGTTCCATCAAAAGATGTGCCGCCTATTGTTCTTGCAGTAGCAAGCGCGGTAGCTGTTGAAGCATTACCAACAACATTACCTGTATAACCAGATGATGTAATTGTTCCGAGTGATGAGCCACCGTCTGCAAATGTGATTGTTCCACCATCTGCATCTAGCGTAATACCGCCACTTGAATCTAAGGTTACTGTCGTACCCGCTAATTCTGCCGTGCCGTCAGCAGTAATTTGAATATTAGCCGCCGCCGCAGAAGCATCTGTTGTTGTTATATCAAGCGTTCCATTCGTACCTACCACTAAGGTAGCCGTATCACCAGATGAGCCTGTCATAGTTAATGTCTTGGCATCTAGGGCTATATCATCAACGGTTAGTGCGGATAATGTGCCTAATGAAGTTACATTTGGTTGTGCGGCAGTTTGCAATGTACCCGTCATTGCCGTAATCGTCATTGATGCGACTGTACCACCCTGTATTTTGTCTCCACTTATTTGGTCGTTTGCTAGTGTTAGCGTACCACCAGATACATCAAGCGTTTTACCACTACCTACAGTTATGTTTGTGGCATCAATAGTGCCACCATTTATGTCAGTAGTTGTTAATACTGAGCTTGCTAATGTGACAACACCTGTTGAGTCTGCTATTGACCCCGCCGCAGTGCCATCTTTGGCTTTGATGTTTGTTACTTCAATGTTTGTGGCATCTACCGTAGTTGAAGCCAAACTGGTGATTGTAGTTGATGCAATCGTGCCACCTTCTACCTTGTCACCTGATATTTGGTTGTCTGCGAGTGTAAGTGTACCGCCAGAAACATCTAATGTTTTTCCAGAGCCTACCGTGATGTTTGATGTTGCTATGGTTGCCCCGTCTATTGTTCCGCCGTCTATATCTGGTGCGTTTACATCTGGGCTTGTTAATACCTTGTTTGTTAGTGTCTGAGAGCCACTCAGTGTCGCTACAGTTGAATCTATGCTGACAGTAATGGTATTAGTGCCACCTACAGTATCAATGCCTGTACCGCCCGCTACGGTAAATGTTTCGCTATCTAAATCTATGGATAAAGCACCGCCACTATCCCCTTGAAAATCAAGGTCTTGCGCTGTTACCTGTGCATCTACATACGCTTTGATTGATTGCTGTGTGGCAAGTTTAGTATTGCTGTTTGAGCCTAGATTATCTTCATCTAGTACGCCTGTGACAGTTGCCCCGCCACTTGTAAAGATTAAACTGTATAGCTTTGCGGGTACGGATTGCGCTCTGGTTGATTGGCTATCTATCCATTCGGTATTGTCATGGTCATATATAACCAATGACCCCGCCGTACTTGCAGTTGCATCATCTACATCTCTTTTTAATAAAGTATTTGCACCCGCTAGACCTTGAGTGCCAACCGTTATGACTGATATGTTCGTTGAATCAGTGACTTCTATTTGATTGATGGTACTACTTGGGTTGATAGTAATGTTATCTGTACCACTCATCTACTCATATTCCTTCTTACGCTATAAGTACCTTCAAGAATACGATATACACTACTCCCAGTTACTATCTCTAAATCATATACGCCGTCACCAGTTGATAGATTAGCTGTGTCTGTAGCACTTATTGATAGCGTGACAGTACCCGCCGCACCACCTAAAGCGATTCTGCTGTTTGCTGTAGTCAATGTCAGGATAACGCTGTCAGACTCAGGATTCTCTCTCAAATCCATCTCTGCGCTACTGTAACCAGTTAAATTAATTACTGTACCGCTAGAGTCTTTCAGTGTTAGGACTTGTCCGAATGTAGCCCCTTGTTCTATTACAAAATGATGATAACCCGCGCTCATGAATACCTATTCCTCTAATTAGCATGGTATCTACCATATTGCATCTGCTTAGATTGATAATACCAGAAAACTAGGCTTTTGCTTTCGTTTTCTTCTTGGTAGTTTTCTTTTTCTTTGTAGTTTTTTTAGGTGCTTTACCACCTTCGTAGGCTTCATTCACATCTGGGGTGCTTGGGTCATCTGCAATATAGTGACCTTTATCATCTCTGGCTCTTACTGGCTCTGCTTCCTCAACATCTGCTGTTGATTCTACTTTTACTTCCATAGCCCAACCATTCGCCACAAATGTACTCATTAATTCTTCTTGCCACTTTGATTTAGCTTCTACAACCTCGTTATGAGTGTAGAGTCTTGATTCAGTGCCATGCTTATTACTAGAGCCTACTTTTGGTACTACAATTTTATATGTGTTTGCCATAAGGCATTACCTCTCAATTAGTTGAGTTAAGGTAACTGCTTCTTCGCTTTTATGGTGTTTGCTTTGCCTATAAAGAAACAGTCACCTAACTCATTACTGCTCAATTACGCATTATGCGCAGTGAAAGCATTGTCAGTGCTATGTCTAGCGTGACCCTTAACGACCATTGCGCCTAAAGGCGTGCCGTTTGAGTGTGTGCCAGTTTTAGCAAGGACTACTCTGATATACCTACTATTGCCGACATAACCCACTCGGAAGATTCCACCCGTGCTGTCTGGATTGCCATTAGCAGTTCCGTCTAGCTTGAGGAAGATTCCACCAGATGAGATAGTTCCGTCAACAATACTAGCTTGTGCTACATCAGTGTAAGTTGAATTATCATCAGATTCCTCTAATGAAACTTCAAAATATACTGACGAGGAAAGAGTATCACCTTCCGCGCCTACATCAACAAGAACAGTAGCGCTTTCATAACCTTGTAGGTCTACTCCTGTTCCGTTAGCGGCGGCAGTTCTTGTAGCGGCGGCTAAGCTCACTACTGGGACAATATTATTGCTTAAATCTTTCATAATTAGTCACCTATACCCTTATGCTGAACATTTTTGTTTAACGATAGCTTCCGCCTGTACCACTTGTCCACCTACTCTACGGCGAGCAACATATCTAACATTGCCTGATGTAGCTTGAGTGAATGGGTCGCGCAAAACCGCCATAGATACCCTGTCTACAATCATGTAGGCACGAGAGAAATCACCGAATGCTACTGGGTAAGTGTTACTTCCCTCAGATGGCATATCAGTAGCTTCTACATACGGATATCCTAATACAGTGTTAGTCACACCGCCTGTAAGCATCATGCCCGCTTGGAAAACATACTGACCCGCAGTATCTTTCAGCTTACGAATGCTTGAAAGAGTAGTTCTGTTGAAAACAAAAGTACCATTCTTCGCATACTCTGACTTAATGCCATGTACCAGACTGATAAGACCATCAGCTAATATAGTAGAAGCATGACCTGAGTTAACTTCACCAACATCTCCGTTAGTCATGAAGCCCTCTGGTTTGCCTACTGCATTACCTGATACAAAAGCAGTACCTTCAGCTTTTGCGAATTGCTCTGCAAACTCTGACTGCATTTCTGCTTCTAAGTCAAACACTGTGTCTTCCAAATCTTGCTCAGAAATATCCACTAGGGCGTAATGCTCATGTGCGGGTATTTCTTCAAGACCTACTGTGTAACCAGTTGTTTCGCTTCTAGTTCCACTTTCAGCTACCCATGATGCGCTAAACTGAGCCGTTCTTTTGGGTACTTGAATACTGCGTTGACCTGTAGAGCGGATTCTAGCGATTGAACGAATAGGTGAAATTTCAGTTACAGTTTTAAGTAACTCTCTCACATACTCAGGGGGCGCTAAGTAACCGCCTGTAGTGTCATTGCTGACAGTAAGTGCTTTCTTTTCCATATCTGTAAGGTTTTCTGCACCCTTACGGCAATATGAATCAAACGCAAGTGTAATTTCGTCTACTGATTTGGCATCATATCCTGAATTCGGTCTAGCAAGCACCGTTTCAAGATGTTCAACCTTCTCAGCTACGCCGTCTTGCGCCGCTTTGGTTTGGGTGATTGCTTGGTTGATATCTTCAAGTGAGTCTAGTTTAGCTTCAATCTTGCTCATCTTGTCATTCAACAAAGCATCTTCGCCCTTACCTTTTTCAAGTCTGTCTAGTCTTTGGTCATTCACTTGCTTGAATTCTTCAAATGCTTTTCCAAATTCCGACATAACTTCTTTTACTTCTTCAGACATAATAATCTCCTTTTAGAAGTTTTTTAAGGTTAAAGTTAAAGTTTTAATGGCATCTACCAGTTCTGTTTGATCTTTTGATTCACTCTCTTGTAGCATCTCGCTACTTGATTTTTCCTCAAAGACCTGATGAACGGCTTTTGCCGCCACCTTTGCTTCAGAACGAGAAAGATTGAAAGCATCTCGCATTCCATTTTCCCACTCTCTGATGGATAGGGCTTCGCCTTTCACCGACATAACCGTAGCTTTCGGATTCATAGGGAAAGTAACCAAGCTAATTTCCATCAAATCTACCTCTCCAATCATTCTTTTTTTAGAACGCTTGTCATAAGTAACTGATTGTGGATTCGCTCTAAATCCTATTGACATACCGTCCAGAGCGCCCATCTTTAATAATTCGTATGCTTCTTTG